AACCCTCTTGAACAACCGGATAAAAACACAGTATAAATACTGTATATCCATCCAGTAAAGGAGCAATATTCAATGTTCGTGGAACTCGTTTATGACAAAGGAATTTTGATTGTCTGCCCGGTGCAAAAGATATCATTCTGGGCGAATTGACCAAGAGGGTTCACCGGATCTTCCCCGATGCTGATGTCCGGGTTAAACCGATGATGACACTGCCGGCGATCAACACTGACGCCAGCAAGCATGAGAAGGAGCAGATAAGCCGTACTGTTCAGGAAATGTTTGAAGAGGCTGATATGTGGCTGGTTTCAGATTAAACGCCTTGAACCGTCATATTGCTTAAGTACAATCCGCCGTGACTGGCAATCATTCAATACTCGCACTATCGAACGTTCGCCAGTCGGCCGCAATCATGCTCTTGCATACGGTGTGGTTGCGGCAACTCTCGTTACGGTTCACCATCAATTGGCCAGTCAGGTCATCTTTAATGATTTCCGTTATTACGCCAAATATCGGCTAAGGAACACTACTTGATATGCTTCAGCAACCTATTGTTATCATATATTAGAACAAAGCGACAATTTCAATAAAAATAATACCAATGAAAATTATTCACCATTGAACAATCCTTTGCAACAACCAGTTATTTTGTATATCCGTTGCTTATCAGTTTTAATATCACATGATGCTTCCCGCCTCATGTTGATACTGATAGAATGTTTCCATGTGACTGATATCAAAAAAATATGTATTCAACATTCTTGTAGTTATTGGATAGGTATAAAACACGGATTGCTTAAAAATGAACTCATCTATTACCATTGTTACAGCATTTTTCGATATAGGACGCGGAGACTGGACGAGTAATAAAGGTTTCTCTCCTCACTTAGAGAGAACAGCTGATACCTATATTCAGTACTTTGAAAATCTGTCTGAATTGGATAATGACATGGTCATTTTCACATCCAGTGAACTTAAACCAAAAATTGAAGCAATCAGAAATGGGAAAAACACTGTTGTAGTGGCTTTAGATATTAATAAAAAATTTCAACACATCAAAAAAAGAATTGCGCGGATTCAAAAAGATAACGAGTTCATAAGCAAACTTGAAACTCGCCAGTTGATAAACCCCGAATACTGGTCCCCAGACTATGCACTGGTTTGCAATCTGAAAACATATTTTGTAAACAGAGCTATAGAGTTAAATCTTGTGAATGATGATATGGTTGCATGGGTTGACTTTGGTTACTGTCGCAGTGCAGACGTAACCAGAGGGTTATCTCGATGGGACTATCCATTTGACCGCAACAAAGTAAATTTCTTTACAGTTAAAAAAGGCTTGATCGTCAAAACTATCCATCAGGTTTTTGACCACATGATTAACAATCGTTCCTATATTATTGGTGGGGCAATTGTAGCAACACAAAAGAAATGGAAAGAGTTTTACAAACTGGTTTGTCAGTGCCAAATAAAAACACTCAGAAATAATATAGTTGATGACGACCAAGGTGTTTTTATAATGTGCTATCATTACAACCCTAAATTAATAAAACTAAATTACCTGGGTAAGAACCGCTGGTTTAATCTGTTTAAACTATTCGGAAGGAAAGATGTAATTAGTTTATTAAGAAGATTAAAGGTATCTCTTATAGGTAAATAATTTTTAATTGAGGTATGAACAATGCCGATTCTAATCAGCCCCGGCATTGTTTTGTTTAAGTCTGTTATATGGGCAATGGAGATTCAGGCCAGATGATGTTTTGAGCATCCTCGGGGTTAATTCGGTTAAGCATTACACGGTACTTCTTCCATGCAAGAAGTGCTTTCGATTCGTCTTCCGTCGCAATGTCCAGATCAACTGCATCCTGGAGAGGAGCAATAGCAGATGTTGCAATCATCAACAGGTTTGTCTTTTTCCTGCGCAGCCTCGTCCCTGAAAAAATGCTTTTTCCGCTTCTGCATCATGAACCCATTGTGTGCCGTCCCATTTAACATATCCCCCTTCGGGGGCCACTGATACAACATTATCAGGTAGGGACCCCAGCGTCTCAATAACAGTGGGTCTACCTGTGCTGATGTCATAAACGGTCTCTCCCCGGTGGTCTTCTACTTGCGACCACTTATTGGTCTGGATATCGAAAACAGCCACGAACCCCGCCTTCACTTTTGGCGGTGCTATATCGGTACTATATGCAGGTAAGCCTGTATTAGCCGGAATAAACCCATCCCCCTTACCGATAAACTCATTCGTTGCTGATGAAAGGTTGTAAATAGTAATAACGCGGTTGGTATCGGTCATTTTTAAAAGCCATTATGCAAGCCTCACTAAATAATTAAATGCAGTATTTTTTACAGTGTTTTCAGCCTGACCAGATGGTGAAACCGTCACACCATGGCTGTGCGCGCCAATGTAAACAGAGTGAGCATGTGCACCAATACCCACCACGTGATCATGTGCACCAATTCCTACGGCGTGAGCATGGTCGCCAACTCCACCAACAGCTCCCCAGTTTGTTCTGTCAGAGCCAGTATTGGACATTGCAACGACATCCCCTGCCTGACCGAACTGTGTTCTACCGGATATAGGGTGATTGTGAGCCCCCGCGCCGGTTGTTGATTTAGTACCGTAGTCAAAAACTGATACCGATTTGGTGCCATAATCAAACCCGGTTGTATCCCTGCTTCCGAGATCGGTGCTTGCGATCGTTGCACCGTGATCGTGCCACTTAATACCATCCTGTTCTTGTGTTAATACCCCTCTACCTGTTGGGTTGCCTTTTATCGTCTGACCACGCATATCAGGAATAACCCCCGCAGGATATGCCACAGCAAGTAATGGATAGGCAGATTTATCAAACGATTGGCCCTGCATAAGCGCATGGTTAGCAGGCGGTATATCCGAAGGCCATGGTATGGGTGCGCCTACGGGGTAATACTCATAAGGAGGATTTGCTGTATTAAAATCCCTGTGCCAGCTTGGCAAGTAACCATCGCCATGATTGATGTAGGTAAACTGCGCGGAAGGTATCCCATTTCCTGCTGTGGTGGTTGGCGTGGTGATACGAATAGTCATCGCACCACGCGCTCCCATAACCTCAACTACCGAGCCAGCAAGACTGATATTCCCGCATCCCGTATCCGTAATAACCCTGTTATCACCGTAGGACCATGAACCTTTGCATACCCAATAGGGATGATTAAATGCCCCCTGATTTTCAAGCCAGACGATAAAGTCCGCTGTTGTCCAGTTACCGCCTCCACCAATACTGACCGAGCCACTGAAAGCTCTCCCGGCACCGATATTACGTACAAACGAATCCGGTTGCGGTACATCAGCGCCGTTCTGATTTTTTTGCAGCGAACCGGCTGCTCGATTTATCGTTTCTACCAGGCCAAGGTTTTGTAGAAATAATGCGACATTCGGAATATCACTGCCGTTCCGGTCTTTAGCCAGTCGCGCATTCGCATTATCCATTGCGATCTTAACTGCTGCCGGGGTGGCGGCCTGCGTTTCACTGGTGCTGTTCACCGAACTGCTAAGTTGAACCAGCCCTCTTTGTTGTGTTGTGCTATCGAGGACACCAATGGACTCACGCGATGTTTTTTGTGCTTCCGCGCCCCGCGCCTTTATCTCTTTCAGGTACTGGTCAATACGCAGGAATAACCCGTCGCCTGTTGCAACATTCAGCGTGATATTTGAGGTATCTGATACCGCCAGGCGAAACTGCATATTAACGCTGACACCACCAACCGGCTTATCGATCGATGGGCAGTTTGCCACCGCGTAAAGCTCTCCGGCGTCAGTCATTAAACCGACTTCGCGAACGGTGAATCCACCAACCCCGGTCGGCAGGACGATTTTTGCCATTAACTGCGTGGACTGCTCCGGGGACACCACCAGCTCAGCGATATCTCCCCGGTACGTTTCATTGATTAACCGGATTTGCGACGGATCAGGTTTAACCTGCTTGCCATTACTGTCACCCACCACAAAGTGAGTCAGTACAATCAGGCGACCACTGGCCAGTGCCTCCGCCTCCAGTTCTTTACCCCGGTTAGTGATAATTGAGTAGTAATCAGCCATGAGATTCCCCGGCAAAAATGTCCACATCGATATGCGCTGTTGTCGCACCCGAAATATAAAAAGCCCCGTCCATACCCACATTCGCCATCACATCGATTTTGCTCAGATAGCTGCGCAGGTTCTTGGCCCGCTCGGTAAGCTGGCGGATCTGATGATAGAGAGCGTCACTGACCCCCTCACTGCTCTGTACTTCGATCCGGAAGGTGTAAGGTTCAGCGCGCGGGGTGTCTTCCCACCACTCAACCACGGTCGTGGGCAGGTTCACTGACCCGAGAGAACGGCGTACCGCCCCGGCCGTTCCTCTGTGCTGATGAACATAAGCGGCATCTTTTATCACCTGTCGCTTCTGCGCCTCTGTCCAGCCGTCATCCCAGAAATCAACGGCATGCTCCCAGGCCAGCCAGGGGAGAAGATGCGCCGGACAGGTGTCAGGATTTTTGGACTTGCGCACCATATTGGTATCGAGGGTGGCGATTTGCTCAGCGCTGGCCTGCTCCTGCGCTCTCTCTTCATGAAATGCGCCAGGAGGAAGCAGAGATCGAAACTTAGCCGTCATTGCTGCTTACCTCCCTGCGAGTAACATTAATGACGGTACACCAGGGCGCTTTACCCGGTTCCGCTTCCAGATCTGCCACCGGAGATATCAGCCTTACCCGGACCACACCGGATTGCTGCAGCGCGGCATAAATGGCGGACAGCGGGACGACGGTTTTAATCCGATGGGAAAGCGTGGTGTACGACCGCAAAACATCGATGGCATTATTCAGCACCGTACTGGCGTCCGGTCCTTCCGGGATCTCCAGCTCTGCCGTAACGGCATAGTTTGCAATCGTGGCACTTTTAACCGTCACGTAGTCCGTCACCTGCCCGGCGATCCCCAGACCGCGCCGGAACAGACCTTTACCGGCTCCTTTGAACGCCTGAATGCGCTGTGCTTTTTGCATCTGTACATTCAGTTTCTGCTGCTCCGCCTCCGTTTTGCGGATTTCCCTGGAAACATCAGTATAGCGGCGCTTCAAATCCCCCAGGCTTTCACCGGCCAGTTTGGCGCGCTTGATTTCTGCTGCCAGTTTAGTCTGATCTTTTGTCAGTCGTTCAGACTGCTTTCCGACATCTTTCAGGCTTTTTTGCAGACCATCTGCAGATCGTTTCCATGAATTATCCAGGTTCCCACCAAAGGTAATGACGGCCTTAAGGTTCTGGCTTATTCCGCCCACGGTTTATCGTCTCCAGTTCGTCGGTCAAAAAATCAGAGAAAGTGCTGAACGGCATATCAAGGTATTCCGCCATCGGAAAATGCAGCCGCCGCCCCAGAAATCTTATTGCCCGGAGGAGCCCGCCTTCGGTCGCTTCGCGGGCGGGAGCATAAAAACGTTAAAGGCATCCAGCAGCTGTGAATAATCTGCCGCCGTCATCAGCCAGAGATCCTGTTCACTGAGATTGCACAGCAGCGCAATCATGCGGGCTTCTTTCTCTTCTTCGTTGCCGCGGTCTTTGGCATGAGTGATGCGATCGCGAACCAGCGGTTCACGCATGGTGACTTCATCGATCACAACCCCGCTATCAAGTGATACAGGGGAATACAGTTTTATAACGCGGGTTTCACCAGGAAAGCTCATAGGGTTCTCCATAAAAAACGGCCCGCAGGCCGTTACAGTGGTGGGATAAAAGTAAAATCAGAGCCGCACTTTGGCAGCCAGACCTGAAAGCACATCCACGCCATTCACCCGGCGGGCGAAACGCTCTGTATCGATGGCAAACAGTTCTCGCCCGTCCAGTGACTGACGGTAGTAGCTGACGGCAATATCAACCGTCACGGCATTTTCGGAAAGCGTGTCCTTACTGCGCGCATCCGGCGTGACGGTCTGTACAAACCCCTCAATTTCCTCAACCGTACCGCGCGCAGTGCCGTCACCCAGTGATTCACGGGCATTACGGAAGTAATCAATCAGCGGCGTCATAATGTGCTGCTTTAGCTCTGTGCTTTTCCTTTCGTAAACATCCTCTTTACCTGTGTACGGCCCAAGATAGTGCTCAGCAAACAAAATCCGTTCCGTAGATGGAAAGTACGCACGCAGGCTTTCTTTGTTACATCCATTCCAGCGGCCCGATGGTTTGCCCAAATTATGTGATTCAAAACGTTGAACCGGGCACGCATCATAATCTCTATATCTGAGGCCAGTCGGTGACCACAAAACAGGTAAATGCTGCCTGCAGGTTTAAGAACGCGAGCATACTCAGCCAGACAGCTATCAAGCCAGCGTAAGTAGTCCTCCGTCCCCTTCCATTGGT